GGTCTTTTTAATCCCATATAATATGCAAGACCTGCAGTAAGACAAGGTAAAAATCTTACTGGAGCATCTGCATTTTGTTGAAATGATTTATCTGCATCTTGAACTTGGCGAATTGCCTCTACACCTAATACACCAGTAGACCTATCTGGTATAGGATAAAGATGTATAGTAGGATTATTTATATCTTTTTTTACAGCATATTGTGTTGGCCTACCTTTTTGGTCTTTATTAGGTATGACATGATACTCTTCAAAAGATATTCTTTCTAATTTAGTTTCAACTGCAGAAGATGTTTCTTTGTATGTAACAAATAAAGCATCATTAACTGAGCTATCTAACGCATACGTTGTGGTGCTCGTGGCAACAGTTACTGCAGTTGTAAAGGTAGACCAAAGTAATACACCTCTATTTTGCCAGTCATTTAACATTAAGTTAATAGAACGTCTAGCAGATTGTGGTTCATGACCTAGTGTTTGCTCACCACCAATCATTTCCATAGCTTCTTGTATTACTTCATCAATATCTAAATTAAAATTAAATGTGCCGGATTGTGCCATTATACTTTTCTCGATTCTTTTAATTGTTTCTTAGCTGCCTTTGCTAATCTTGACTGCTCTGGTTTACCACCAAACTTTGCTCGTTGTTCTAATACAGTTAATATCTGTATTTTTCTAGCATATGGTTTATTAATTCTTTTTACTTTTGTTATAGTTTTTTTTGCATCTGCTACAGTAGCATATTTAATACTTACTGTATCCTTTGGATTCTCGTCTGTATATAATCTACGACCAGAACCTTTAGGCTTTTTTCCTGTTCCTACTTTTGGGTCTTTTCTTTTCTGTTTTCTTGACATATTTTTTTACAATCTCCGATTGCCTCTTATGTAATCTAGAGGCCTTTTGTAATTGTTTTGATACTTTTTTAAGTGTTTTTACCATTTCTTTTTTATCCATCTATATGCTGCATAAGTTCCTAAACCAAGTATAATATAAAGTATTCCATCAAACCAAGATATACTATGTGCTGTATTAATTAACTCAGGTGTTATATTCATTTTTTTTTCTTCTTCTTTGCAAATGTTCTTACGTTTGTTGGTTTACCACCTACACCTTGTGCCTTTGCTCTTTTTCTTTTAACTGCACTAGTTATCTGTGACTTACTCATTCTACTTGCTGTAGCTCTTGGTACACATTTAGGATACTTTCTTTTCTTATCTTTAGCTAATTTACTTCTACCACAAGATTGAAACTTACCTTTTTTCTTAGGTGCACCTATATCTACCCAGTCACCTTTAGGTCCTTTGCCAAACCATTCTGTAAGTCCACCTCTGGGTTTAGCCATTACGAACTCCTATATCCACCACCACGTTTCTTATAGGTGCGAACTAACCAAGCATTAGCATATGCACTTGGATAAACGTCAAACTTTCTTTTAGCTTCAGACTTTACTCTATTATATAGAGCAGGATTAGTAGGTTTAGAACCACTTTTTTTTGTTTTCTTTTTAGCAGCCATTATTTTACTTTTCCACCTTTGGCTCTATACTTTGAAGTTTTACCTCCAGCCATTTTTTTAACAATACCACCTTTAGCTTTGTACTTAGAGGTCTTTTTAAAACCTATCATACCTCCACCCATCTTACTAACTGTGCCACCTTTAGCTCTGTACTTAGATGTTTTACCACCGGCCATACGTTTTACCATACCACCTTTAGCTCTGTATTTACTTTTTTTCACGTTTGTTCTCCTGTTTATATAAGTTATCAAATGTTGTATGAGCATCTGTGTAACTATCATGTATTTCTGCAGAATGAATATACTGACTTGGTATAAAATCCGGTGGACCTTCACCTGTTACCCATAAAGCAGGATTAGTTACTCTTACCCTGTTATTAGGTAATGCCACGATATTACCTGTCCATTTATCTGCATCTATTAACTGCAGTACGTGACTTTGTTTATGTTGAGCTGGGTCATCACTTATATAACTATCTGTATAATCAACAGTAAACATATAACGACCTTTGTAAAACTCACCACCTATTTTACAGTACCAAGGACTAGAACTTATTCTATCCATCACTATTATAGAATGACCTCTAGAGGAACAGTCCCAAGGTTGTGCTAAATGAGTATCCATTCTTTCTGGCATCTCTTCTAAAACTTCGTCTGCCACTAAACTTGTTATTGGCATTCGTGCCCACATTGCACCACCGGTTACATTTTCTTCTTCATTAACTCCAGTAAAAACTACCTGGAAACTTAAACATCTGTCTGGTAAAGTATTGACTGCAATCGCTAGTCCATGTAAATACTCACCATGATACATTTCGTGATTGTGTGTAAACTCTTTTCGCACCCAACATTTGAAATGTGGTATATTACTTATTAAATATGAAATTTAGCATCTCCATCTTTTTCTCGCTTGTCTTAATCGTGAGTTAGGGTCTTTGGCTGCCTTTGGGAACTTCTTCATTTGTCCTGCTGACCTTGCACAAAAACTTTTTCTTCTTGCTGCTCTTTTACCTGTTGGTTTCTTTTCAGTAACTGCAGTCTGAAGTTTACTTCCTGGATTTTGCCTCCTATATTTTGCGACACCTTTTGCTGTAAGACCTGCTCCTTGTTTAGTTGGTCTCTTGTCGCCACTCTTAATAGACATGCCTTTCATGCCTTTGCCTTTTTTCTTAGGCTTTTCTTTTCTATTAATAGCCATTTTAAAAACCTTTATATAAACTTGCTACTAAAGAACCACCTTTTGATTTTTCAAATATACTTTTACGTGGTGCTTTACCTTTTATTATTTTATTATTCTCATAAACTCTTTTAACTATTAATCTTGGTTTAGGGTCAGAACTATCTTTTCTTTTGTTTACATAATCAAAACTATTTTTAAACTGTTTTGTATTTTTTAATAAGTCTTTAGCTTCTGTTAAATTTTTAGCTTTTACAGTAGCAGTATTTAATCCACCAGAAGTAGTCTCACCTACTTTTTTACCTTGTCCTGCAATCTTAGCACTACTATGACTAAAATCTATTTTATAATTTTTTAATCCTTTACTAGCACCACCTTTAAAACCAGCATCAGATAATCTTTTAGATAAAGGGTCTAGTTGCTTTATCTTTTTTTCCATATTACCCTTTTAAATTTTTAACGTCTTTAGTATTAGTAGTAAAAGATTCACCTTGTGGATACTCTACATCTGATACAGCTTCGATTGGTCCTTTAGTTTGTGGCCCACTTCTTGCTTTACCATAACCTTGTCCAGTTGGTCTACCTACAATATTATTTAAATCATACTTTTTGATGGTTCTACCTTGACCACCTTCTATAATTGTTTTACCTATAAACTGTCCCATTATTTATCCTTTCTCATAATATGAAGCAACTAAATCATTACCATTAATCATGCCACCTCTAGATTTTTTAATTGTTTTTTTCTTTTTATTTTTAATTGCTTTTATAGCACTACCTATAACAGTTCCACCAGGTGCAATAGCTTTTTTTAATTTATTAAAATCTTCTATACCTCTAATTTGTTTTTTTTCTTTAGGTGTTAATTTTTTTACAATACTATCTAACCCATATTCATCTTTTTCTTTCATTACTTTCCTCCTTTATCATAAAAAGATTGTATAAATTTATTACCATTAGAAAAATCTTTAGTGCTACCACCATATAGTTGATATACCATACCTCCACCTTTTCTTTTCATTTTACTTTTAAAATCAGCTAAAGGTTTTCTAGTTGCACCTCTATATTGTTTTTTACTTGGTCTTGTAGAAGGTGCTGCTTGCATCTCACTAGCTTTTTTAGAAGGTGCTGCTTTCATATCACTAGCTTTTTTAGATTTTATTTTTTTTATATCATCTTTTAAACCACCACCATTTTGTTTTTTAGCAACTACAAACTTATCACCTTTTTTTTCTAATACTCCTCGTTTAACTAAAACATCTTTCATGGTTGTTTTATTATCTCCAGTTACATCTGGAAAAGAACCACCTGCTTTTCTTTTTTTCATTTTCATTTTGTTGCCTCTTGTTACTTGTAGTTTTATATTACTTCTATTAATACTCATTTTGTTTTAATTTTTTTTACTTTAAGTTTTTTATTTTTATTTCTTTTAGCTTGTTGTTTTTTTAATTCTTTTTTTATTAAAGCATCATATCCTTTTTTTGTCATAGTATCCTCTATTAGTCTGCATTCTTAATAATTGGTGTTGGGCCACCTAATTGATTAGATGGTGTTTCCATATCATCTCTTCTAGTTCTTCTAGCTTGATTACGTAAACTATTAATAGAACCTTGATACTTTTGTTCCATAGCAGGAACTAAAGAAAAGTTTTTCATAAATATCATGGACTCTACCATGCATGCATCAAACAAAGCATTATAACAAAACTCGCTAAAATAGTTTGATGTTGTAGCACTTGTACCTGTAGCACTAGCTAATGCTAAAGGTCTTTTTGTAACTTGTATCTCACCACTAAGTGCTGAAGATGGTGTAGGTACAACATAAATCTCTGTGTTATTTTTCCTTGCATAGTATCTTGGTGTTCCTGTAGATGCACTTGCATGT